TGAACAGCATTTTGTAGCCCTGAATTATCATTCTCGCAGGCGCACCGCCGTAGTATGCGGGCACTCCCTGACTGTAAAAAACGTCTATCGGCTCGGTAGCGGGTGTCCAGCCGCCCCCGCTGACTATCGCCGCGTATTCGATTCTCCCACCCCCGCTCCCTGTGTCTATATGCTCGTCGCCCAAATACAACTCCGTTTTCCCTGCATTCTCGTCCCTGACGATATACAGCTTTTTCGGGTCGTGGCTCGTCATAGCGTTGTACTGTGTCTTGGTTATCTTCGGCGAGATCGTATTTCCTCCGAGAAGATCGTCCGAAACATAATCCTCCAGCTCCTCGACCTGCGGTGTGACTATATTGTTTTTGATGTACGCCGCATCGCCCGGAGAGCTGTCCGAAGGCTTTGTCTTGCCGCTCTCGCTGTTCACGCCGTAAGCCCTGATCGTCCCGAGACCGTGCGGCTTCCATATCGTTTCCATAGCGATTATCTTTGTCGTTGTGCCATCGTCGGAATACCCAATACAATCACCCGCTTCGACGACAAGATCACCGAACCATGAGATATCAGCAGTATAAATATCAAAATTCCGCACATATCCGGAATTGCCGAGCGCCTGAACTACGCTCCCGATCTCGCTCCCCGTGACCGAGTTCATAAGCGGATTTGTGGTGATGTCATACGTCTGCGCATCGGTGCCGAAGTTTATATCTCCGCAGGAAACGCCCGTTATCCGTGCCGCCGAATCACTTATGCTGCGCTTGACGGCGTTGCTGCCGTCTATCGTATAGACCGCGTTTGAAACGTCAAAACGGTGAATCTCGAACTGTCCGAGACGGTTTATCCGTCCCCACGCACCCATTACGCCGAGAGCCGCACACACCATATCGCGGTAGGTCAGCATCTCTTCCGATGTATGCAGCCACGAAAACTGCCGTGAAGCGTTTGGATAGCCGCTGATCTGAGCCGCCGACTGCGCCATTGTGACCGAGTAACCGCTCCCAAAAATCAGAAGCAGGCAGGCGCTCACGCACTCACAGGCGTACTCGATAATCTCGTAGGGCGTAAGGTCTGCAACGTCAGCAGGGTCTGCGCTGACGGGACGGTCGAAATATGACGAAGCGTCATAAGCCGTGAACGCCGCAGAGGTCTTTGTGCGCTTTACCGATGAATCGTCAACGAAGAAATGTCCGAGGGGCAGAGAATCAGTCTGTGTGGAGCCGTCAAAGAACCTCCGCGAAAGATCGAGCTGTGCGCGGGTCAGAAGCGGTGCCTGCAAATCATGCTCTCCGCCGAGCTTCAAAGTCATGTCGAGCTGCGCCGAGATAAACGAGCCGAAACCGAATTTGCGGTCGCAGCAGTTCTCGGTCAGAGTCACGCTTTCGAGCACGATATCCCCGTCGCTTACCGTGACGGCACTACTGCCTAAAGGTGTCAGCGTGCCGTGAAATTCGCCGCGCTGATCGGGCGAGTAGTTCTGACTTGTTGTCAGCAAATTTATCACCTCCGTTCAGAATTGTCCGTTCAGAATTGAATGAGCGAAACGCTGTATGAGCATTTCATGTCTGACGTATTATCCCCCGGTGTGCTCACACTCGCAGAGGGGTTCGCCGCGTACATATAGACAGGCTCACCGTTTATCCGGCTTATCCATTGACACGTTGTAAGGTCAAAAAAGCCTACCTCTATCTTTGCAGGAGAAAACGCCGTTGTAAGCGTGTTCAATTGGCTCACCGAAAGATTCTCCCACTCGGCTTCAATAGTGTAGATGCCTCCGCGTATGCGGTCGCGGTGGAGGGTGCCGTTCTCCGAACGCTGGGTGCCGCTGCCGTCAAGGTCGTTCCGGGTGACGGTGTAGCCCGTCGGTGTCAGAAGTGCCGTTCCCCCGACCGACAAAATGTTTGTTATCGTACTGCCTGCCATTTGTCAGCCCCCTTTCCCCGTGCGCTTGCTTCTTTTCCCAGCACGGCGCTCCATGCTGTATGCCAGCTCCTCACCGTCAAGATAGATGTAGATATCGCCGCCTTCGGCACCGCTTTCGCGCAGAGCCTGCACGAGTGCCTGCTTTATGGTGCTAAGGGGTGAAACTACCTCAGTTTCGCGTTTGTTATCGCCGAGTATCGCGGCAAATTCGCCGTAGTTTGCGGGGACTACCGTTCCGGTCGCGAGTTTAGGCAGGTGCGGTATACTTATCTCGGGTATCGTGACGTGCGGCATATCGAATCCGAGCGTACCGCCGCCCGCCCAGTCGGGGATATCAAAGGACAGCGCGTTGACCGTGTCCGCGACGCTGTTCACAAGATCTTCGATGACCCCCGTTACCGCATTGAAGCCGCTTGAAATAGCGTCCATAAGGAAGTTGAACACGTCTATAACGCCGTTTACGGGGCTTTTTATCAGGCTGACGATATATGAGAATCCTTCCGCCATTTTTACGGCAATGTTCGAGAAAAGGGTCTTTGCATTGTCGGGGTTGAATATCGACGTTATGTGCGCCCAGGCGCTCTTGAAAGTATCCTTGACTATGCCCGCGATCTTTCCGATTACCGATTTGATCTTATCGACAACCGAGGTAAAGAATTTCACTACCGTTTTCAGTGAAAAGATCGTTGAAACAGCATTCCATGCGCTTGTGAAAATGATGGAGAAATATTCGGTCACATTGCCGAATACCTCTTTTATGCCCTCCCATATACTGCCGAAGAAACCGGTAACATTGTTCCAGATCTCCTTAACCTTTTCCAATGCGCCTTCAAAGTTACCCCTGAAAAATTCCTCTACCGCGTTGAATGCGAGCTTGATGTTATCCCAGACCATGCCGAAAAAGTCGCCTGCCTTTTCCCACACGACCTTGATGTTTTCCCACGCAGTTATGAAAAAGCCTCCGATAACATCGCCGATCGTCTCAAATACAGCTGCAACGCTGTCCCTGACTATCGTAAAAAATTCGACCGCAGTTTCCCATAAGCCTTTTATGATCTCCCATACGCTGCTAAAAAGACCTATGATAAAATCACCTATCGCAAGGAAATACGGCTCAAAATTGTCCCATACTGCCGTTATCGCTCCCCATGCTGCCGAGAACATCTCGCCTATCTCGTCGCAGACAGCGCCTATCTTTTCGCCGATCGGGAACAGAGTGTCCTCAGAGAAACTTTGCCACCAGCCCGGGATAGTTTCGGTGAAGAATTCCACAATAGCATCGAATATCGGGAAAAGTGCTTCGTCGATCTTGTCTCCGCCTATCGCCTCACGTATTAACGTTCCGATGCCGAGACCCGCGATCGCGCCTGCTATCACGGGGAGCGCCACATCGGTTATTACAGCGCCGATACCTGTACCGATAGATGCTGCCGCGGGTGCAAACGCTCCCGCAAGCTTGCCGAGTGCCGTGCTGAACGCGGAAAGAATCCCCGCTCCCTTGACAGCAGTAATTATCGCACCTATGGTTTTGGCAAGATCAATGAGCACCTCAACATCTTTTTCGGTAAGATTCTCGCCCCACTCTTTTATTGCGTCGCCGAACTCCTTGATAAGCTGCACCGATTTTTCTCCTGCCCATTTTGCGAGGGGCAGTAAAAATTTATCCCACAGCTTTTCCTTGACGACCGGATAAGCAGTCTCCCATGCCGCATGAAGCCCTTCGAGAGCCTTTGCTATGCTGTCAAGCGCAGTCGGTATCAGCGTTTCGGTAGTCCATGTCGCAAGAGGTATCAGCAGATCGTTGTTTATGTCCTCGAACCAAGAACCGAGATCATCTACGATAGGCTTGACCGCCTGTTCAAGATGATCGAACGCTTCGAGCAGCGGCGAGAAATTGACCTCGCCTGCCCATTCAGCCCATGCCGCCGCTATATTCTCGATATGCGAAAGTATGGTGTTGAAGATGTCCGCTGCGTGCTGAACGATATCGGTGCCGATGTTGTTATTGTCCCATGCCTTGCGGAAACTCTCGGCAAGATTCCCGTTGTAATCATTTATCTTTGAGAAAATGCCGAGTATATGCCCGACGATCTCCTCACCTGTGCCGTTAGACCATACTTCAATGAAAGATTTCCCGATAGACTTGACAAGCTCCCATACGTTCAGAAAAGAATTCTTTATGCTGTCAATGACAGATTCGCCGTACTTGTCCCACGACTGCTTAAAAGGCTCGAAAATCTTTTCGAGCAGAGCTTTCACCGAGGAGATAATGCCCGTCAGCTTCTTTTCAAGAGAGCTTTTTCCCGACAGCTTATCGACAAGTTTTACCGCAGCGTCAGATGTCTTTTTGGCGCTTTCAGATGCTTGCTCGGCAGCTTTTGAAGTATCGTTCTTTTCTGCTGCCTTTTTCGCTTCCTCCAGAGCTTTCTTCTGTGCGGCATACTCTTCGTCGTACTGATCTTGCAGCTGACGGTAGTACTCCTCACGCTGTTCCGCGATGATGTTCGCTTGTTCGTTCTCAAATTCAGCCGAATACCGTTTGTCGTTCTCTTCAAGCAGCGCACCGCTGCTGCGAAGTCTGTTCAGGTATTCCTCTTTCTGTTTGAGAGCTTCTTCCTCGCTCGTATCATATATCTTGCGGAGATTGTTTATCTTGCGGAATACTTCCTCGATCTCCTCTGCCTGAGCAGCGACACGCCTTGAACGCTCGGCATCATCTGCCGTTTTTTCAGAAGCAGTGACAGATTCATCATCGCCGCCGCCGAGTTTATTTATCTTATCGAAACTCGCAAGGCTGCCCTTGTTGGCTTTTTCGGCTTTCTTAGCCGCATCAGCCATTTCATCGTAGCTCTCTGCGGAGTTTTCGGCACCCGCGGCAATTGCCGCAGAAGTGTCCGACACCGCCGCCATAGCAGCTCTTGCACCGTCAAGATCGACCTCGCGTTCAACCTGCCGCGCCTTGTCTCCGAGGGTTTCAAGCTGTTCGTTAATGCTTTCAAGTTCGTCCGAAATGTCGCTGCCATCGGTCACATCAAGCAAGTCCTCAATTGCATCGGAAACGTCCCCGGCTCCCGATGATAAAGCGGAAAGATCGCTTGTATCAAGTTCAAGCCCGAATACAGCTGCTACGGCACTTGCCGCCTCCTTGGCTATCGAAGTCAGCTGCTGCAAAGAACTTGTTATATTCTTTATCACCGGAACTACCGCCGCCAGAATGGGCTGACCTATGACTGCGAGGAGCTGTTTCCAAGCTTCTTTCAGATTACCGAGCACGTTTTCCCAGCCGTCAGCCTCACGCGCCGCCTGCCCCAGCGCACCCGATGCGGCATTTGCGTCCTTGACCATTTGCAGAAGTGTGAGCTGTTTCTGCGCTTCGGAAAGGTCTTTGAACGATTTGCCGTACAGCTTATTTGCGGCGATATTTCGCGTGGTCTCTGTACAAGCAATACCGAGTGCAGCATCGTTTGCATAGTTGCCTTTGAGGAAGGATTTAAGCGTTTCTCCCGTCTCTTCGAGAGAACGGTCATAATATGCGGCACTGTCTGCTGTGACTTCGAGCGCGTCGCCCATCATCGTAAGCGCTGTCTGCGAATCCATGCCGTTCGCCTTGGCGAATGCGTATATGCTTGAAGCGGTCGATTTAAGCCGCGTGTCAAGTATCTGCGAACTTTCCGACACCTTGTTTATCGCCGCCTGCGCCTCGTCCTGCAAGTCACCGAAAGTCTGTTCAAACTGCGAATTCAGCGCCTTGACCTCGGCAGCGTATTCGATCACCTGCTTGACCGAGAACGCCCCCGCAAGTGCGCCCGCGAGTTTGACTGCTGTGTTTTGCAGACCTTTCATCTGACCGTCAAGCGTTTTCAGACCGGAACTGAAACCGTTCGTATTTATCTTTGTATCGAAATTCAGTCTGCCGTCGATCATTCTTTCACCTCACTACTGCCCGAAAAGGCTGTTTACAAAATCGTCCTCTGCTTTTTCCTCAGCAGTCTTCCTGCGCCGTATCATCACAAGATCACGATGCTCGTTCACGAACTCACGCTCCCACTTTTCGAGAGTCTTTCCGTTTGACATTTTATGTCGCAGGTGCAGAACGGTTTGCAAGAGTGTTTCGCCAGATTCGGCAAAATATCCGAGAAACGTCCACCAGTGCATATATCCTAACCGCACCTCGCGCCCCGCAGTTTTGTTGATCGCAGAAAAGATCATGCTTTCGTCCTGCTCCCAATCAAGAGTTTTTTCTTTAAAAGTTCTCTTCGGCATATCCCCGCAGTCGAGGAACCACGTAGCTTTTTCAAGTGCTTCTTCGATAAACTCAGACGGTATTTTTTCAGGCTTTTCGTAAAGACATTCAAGCATTGCAAGCTGCTTTTCGCGGTCATCAAGCTCCGGGTCGTCAAGCGCCTGAAATATCGTCAGCGCCGCACGGAAATCGGTTCGTATCTTATGTGCTGTGCCGCATACTTCAAGACGGTAGGGCAGCTCACCGATCACCGCTTTTTCCTCTTGGGAGCTGACTTCGCGGCTTTGGTGTACTTGCTTATCTTCTCGGCTGACTGCATATTCTGCTTATCGATCTCTCCTGCGATATATTCGCCGATGACATCGAGAAAATGCATATACATAGGCTCACCATGATGAACCGGAGAGATGCACCACGTTTCACCGAACACAGTGCCGCTTATCTGCTGACCGAACGCCGCGTCTATCAGCTCGCGTATTGCAAGGTCGAGCTTGTCAATGTTTTCAGCCGCTGCTTTGAGCTTGTCGAAATCGGGCGCGTCGGGGTCAAGGTCTTTAAGCTCTGTGATTCGGGACAGGTCGATATCACCGTACTTTTCGGATATCTTCTTTGCATTGTCGCCAAGTTCGGAAAAGCGTTTCATGAAGCCCGTGTCCGTCGGGTTTATGCGTATCACACGATTCGGGTCGTCGCCGAGCTGTACCGTTCTCCAACCGTCATCGAATGCGAGTTTTACTGTTTCTGCCATAATTCAAGCTCCTTTTCATGATAAAAAGGGACTGCCGCATGAACGCAGTTCATGCAAGCAGCCCCATTCTATCTGTGTGTTTATCCGTTATTGTTACTTATCCGTCGTTACTTTCGTCGTTACTTTCGTCGTTGCTTTCCGAATTGTTCGTGTTCTCGGAAGCGGGTGTAAAGGTCACAACGCCGTTCGATATCGTAACCGTACCGCTCACACGGTTGCCACAGGGAGTTATCGTAAATGGAATATTCACGCCGCCCTGCGCTCCGCCGTATGCCGTAGGCTTGACGATACAATCCTCCTGCCATGCGTCATAGGGTCCTGTGGTCTTGTCGATGATGACTTCGAGCAGCTTCGTCTTGCAGTCGTCACCCTTCTTGCGCTCGAATGCGATAGCCTTAACCTTATCGTAGATCGCGTCGCCCGGGTTCGCATAGTAGGGGTCTGCGGTCATGGACGGCTCGTAGCCCTCGTCCTTTACCGAGGATTCGTCGAGAATGTTCTTGACCGTCGAAGTGTTCGGATTAAGCTCCATCGACATATCTTCGATGTCCTTGCCGAGCAGGAACCACGACGGAGATACCCCGCCGAATGTGCTGTCGATAAGGTGTCTTAAATGGCTTCTCTGAAGCTTGCCGCTTGTGTATGTGTCGTTCATATTTTTATACCTCCAATGTATAAACAACCGTTATCTGAAGCTGATACTGCACACCGCCGAAGACCGAATCATCCGGAAGTGACAGAAGCATTCCGTTGGCTGTGTTTATTTCCTTTATGTTTCCCGTGAGAGTATCATTTCCCGAAACTGCCGTGACTTCCGCGCCCGCATTGCTTTCGAGCCACATCGCAAGGTCAAGCAGAAAACCGCTGTTTGCAATGCGCTCGTAGTCATTTATGCCGCTGAAAACAGCATAAAACATAAAGCTGTGCTGCCTTGTCTGACCGCCTAAAATATCGGCGGATAAAAGCACATCACCAACAGACGCAAGCGCATATCCGCCGGGTGAATCATCTGTCATGTCCTGATGAAGTACAGATATTTCCGGGAAATTGTCAAGAATATCTCTCATGCGTTCGATAACATTCATGTTTTTATGTTTTTCCTCCGGTTATACCGCGTACCCCGCGCAGGATTTCAGCGGCGTGCTTTCTTTTCATGACCTCAAACCACATACGCTGTGCATTCGGATTGCCGCCGTGCCTGTGGTTTACAGCCGCATAATAGTCATGCCTTGCAAACTGCGCCAAGTAAACGATCACCCCCGGGGAGGGATTCCCGGCTGAATCCCTGAGCTTCCCCGAATGACGAAAATACGGCTTGCCCACGGGAACGAGGGGTCTCATCAGCCGTATACACTCGCTGTCAATATAGCTCTGCGCCTTTGAAAACAACTTATCCCGCCGTCTTAATGCGCCGCTGTTAAGCGTGAATCTTACCGTCATGATACCACCCTATTTCGCCGTTATCGTGTAATTATACACCCTGCCGTTAAGCTCTGCCGTCACCGTTTCGACGACTGCAAAGCCCGTGACTGTCCTGCGGAACTCCGCCATTTTCGCGCTCTGCTCCTGCTGTGTTTCCGCGGCAAGTTCAAAGTTTACCTCCCCCGCCGCTATCAGATCGCCCGCTTTGGGAGCATATCCCGCGCTGCACGAAGGTACACGGACGCCCAGTCTGTCGGCGGTAAGGAGCATATCCCCGGTCGCCGTCACGCCCCTCATATCCGCCACTTCGCAGAAATCAAGCGTATGCCTTGCAAGGCTTTCCCGCTCCCAGACGGTCACGGCGGAAGCGCCTGTCATTCTCACACGTACTTTCTTATGCCAGCGGAGCGGGATATTCGCCTCGATACCCTCATCGGGACAGCCCACCGTGCAAAAGTTCCGCCCGAAGAACGTGACCCGCTTGTCAAGCCAATCGTGACCGTCCCCTTTTGGTATGCCGAGGGTGAACTCTCTGCCGCCGTTTGCGGGTTCTCCGATAAGGACATCATGCACCGTTTCGGGTGTTTCGCCGTTCCAAAGGAAAATGTCAGCTCCCGCAAGTGCCATTCCCGTACACCTCCAAAGTGCCGTAACGCTGGTCTGTCAGACCGAGTTCTTTAAGCTCGTTACGCATAAAATACAGGCTCTGACCCGCGTTGACATACGTCCACGATGCAGAGTAGCCGAGACCCGATTGAGTTTCCTGCGAGACCGCCGCCGAAGCAGGTGCGGTCAGTGTGTTCAACGCTCTGACGACCGAAGACACCACAACGCTCTTGACTGCAAGCGCATAGTCCGCGCCGCTCCCTTCATCGGCGATAAGCGCGTCTATGTCGGCACCTCTGCCCGCAGCCTCCAGCCTTAACTTTGCCGATGCCTGTTCAAGCAGTACAGCCGCCGTTTCCTGCTGTGCGGCGGTAAGCGATATACCCAGTACGGTGATGTCGCTTACCTCCGCGTAGACTGCGCCCATTATTCGGCGATGTCGTCGGCGGTGACAGTGAGATATGTCACTGCTACGACCTTTGAACTGCTTAAATTTACTACCTCGATGATGTCACCGGCATTTACTTCGATAGCCGTAGTGCCAGAGGTCAGGGAAGTCCCGCCGTAAGCAGTGGCTGTCTGATTGTATGTCGCACGCTCGGCGGGGTTTACCTTGTATGCGTAGGTCGTGCCGGTATTGCCCGCCGTTACGGTCACGACGGTCTTTCCTGAAGCGCCCGAACCCGTTGCCGCAGCAAGAGAAGCGGTCAGGCTGCCGGGGGTATATACCGCACGTATCGCCGCAGAACGCAGTACCTTGTGGTCGTAGATCATTCTGCCCTGAACCGCACTCGCACCGATGAAATTCCCCGAACCGTTAAGATCCTGAATGTGTACGGGAACTTTCCATGCATTCACACGGGTAGCAAATCTCGGGTGTCCCGCTATCATGGCAAGTCCTGCGGTATCGTCGTTAAATTCCTTGACCTTGAAGCCCGCGATTTTGCCGACTGTGCCGTTCTCAACAGTCTGATCGCCGAGAGAAGTCGAGCGGATAAACTCGGGACAATTGAGGATAAGAGCCATCGCATCGGGAGTTACCAGCAGATAGCGTCTGCCGTCGTTGGGAATCTTTGCCTTGCTCATGGCGGTGCGGATATCCACAATGGTCTGATAGATATTCGACGGGAAAAGCGCACTCACGTTCATCACGGTCGAGCCTGCGAGCAGGGTCGAAGCGCCGTCGCTGTCGATTCTTGCCGCGAGGGAATAGCCTGCGCTGTCAAGCCTGTCCGCTACAAGCCTGTCGGGGACAGCCTGCGCGTCGTAGCCGTCGATCGTCTCGTTTACCGCCTTGTCCTTGGTGATCGGGAAGTCGATGTAGGCGGTCGAGCCGCTTGTGGCGGAAATGCCGTTTGCCTTGTCATAATCCGACACCTGTACCTCGGTATCGCGGACGGGTATCTTGACTATTCCTGCGGCGGGGTCTCCCTCGTAATCATTGTTGAATACGTCTCCGTCCGAAAGCACAAGCTCCTTCCTGAGCTTTGCGAGTATCAGATCGGAATAGCGTGTCTGTAATTCGTGTGCCATAGTTTTTCCTCCTTGAAGTTAGTGTTTGAGATCGGGATTCCTTTCGTAGAACGCTTTTTCAACGCCGTCAAGCGTGCTGCCCTCGGGGTCAAAATGTCTCGGCTGATGTGTCGCCTTTACGGTCAGCGAGGCAAGCAGTTCCGCGTCCTTGTTGATCGCTTCCTCGTCCTCCCCCGCGATTTTGTCGGCAAGCGCGGCGGGAAGTCCTACCCTGACCGCCGCGTTCAGCTTCATGCATTTCAGCTCCGCCGATCTCTGCGCGGCAGCGGCTGATTCGAGCGCCTTTGCGTGTTCCTCGGGGGAGATGTATCCCTCGAACTTCTTCACCGCTTCGGCAACAGAGGCGTTCACGATCTCGTCAAGCGCCTCACGTGTCGTGACAGGTTCAAACTTGTTCATCTTTTTTTCCTCCTTGTCGAATTTCTTTGTAACTCCTGCATTTATCTGTGCAGGCACAGCAACAAAGCTCCATTCATACGCATCGGTTATGTTGTCGAGCTTGTGGTAGCACAGCTTTCCGTCATACTCCGTGCCTTTCATATGTTCGCATATATCCCGGCTTACATCGCACCCGCAGACAGAGCAGGTGCGCTTCCCCGCCGAACAGGAAATGCTGACTTCCTTTTTTATACCCGCGTCTATCTCGGCAATGAGCGACTTGTTATCCTCGGTACGCACGGTGTACGCCTTGCCCCTAAGAAACTTGTAAGGCTCACCGTATGCCGTGAGCTTTTCGGGGTCGGTAACGATCTCGGTCTCGTATATCCTTGCCGTCTGATTGCTGCCTTTAGGGTCGTGATCGAAAATGCCCGTCCTGCCGACAAACAGTTCGGCGAGTTTTTCGAGCGCTTCACCTGTAAAGGCTTCTCCATCGCGGTCGATATCGTTGTCGCAAAGCTTTACGGGGAATGTATAAAGCTCGCTCTCCGCGAACTTTCTGCGGGTAAACTCGCCTATCTTGTCAAGTTCGTTTTTGTCCATGTGATTGCACCTCTCAATATGTGATCTCCTGCGGCGGCAGCTCCTTTTTTTTGGCGCACAGCCAATGCGCCAGCGAGACCGCTTCAAGCAGTCCCGCGTCGATCTTGTCGGAGCTTGAAGCATAGCCGAAGCCGCCGCCCGTGCCTATCGGTCTGTGTTCACAGTCTGCCGCCGCCTGCGCGAGGCTCGGTTGTCCGCTGTGACAGACAAGTCCCGCGAAAAGCCTGCCCTCGAACAGCGCGTTTGCCTCGATAACGTCGGCTGTCTTCGGGAGTATCGCTCTGCACTCCGTCTCCGCCGCTTTCATTTCTTCTTTCAAAATATCCTGATTGCCCGCGCCGTCTATCACAACGCTGACGGCGTGAGGGTTTTGCAGGTAAGAAATTATCATGCTGTTTCCCTCACGCATATTGAAGCAGTCTATCGCCTCAACGAACACCCTGCCGTCAGCTGTCCTGACCGCGACCGCAAACGACACATTCGGCGTATTCTTCGAGTATTTCACACCAAAATACAGCTCATGACCCTCCGCGAGTTCGGGTGGCTTATCGAGTGCGGCGCTCTCCCATTCGCGGCGGCTGATAGCCGATTTTTGTGAGTAGGTCAGCCAAAGCCCGAGACGCTGGATATTGTCGTCCACCTGATCGTCGCCAAGCTCGGAACGGATAGTCCTCTCGGTGAGTATCGTACCGAGTGAGGGATTTGTCTCATACCAAAGTTCGGGGTCGTGGGCATCGGTTAGCTTCGGCACGCTCCATTCCGCCCAGCCCGCGTCCTCCTCCTTGCCCGTCAGTACGCTTCTGCGGTATTTCAGAAAGACATCACCCGACGAGACCACCGTCGGCGGCGTTCCGAGCATTATCGTCTGCGGATTGCGGCTGTCGGTGACGGTGTATTTGAGTGCGCTTTCCTGATCGGCTGTGTATTCCTGTGCCTCGTCGATTATGAGCAGATCATAGCCCTCACCCAAGCCGCCTTTCGTGGAACGGGTGCGGAAATTTATGACCCCGCCGTCCTCACCGCCCGCAAGCCACATTATGCACTCATCGCCGTTTCGCTTGTAGGTCTTGAAGTCCTCGTCCTCGGTGAAGCCCGACTTTGCGAGCCTGTCAACGAGCTTTTCCCAGATGCTGCGCGAGGTGTTGGTGCGGTGAGCGGTATAAAGAATGCGTTCGCCGTGGGTCAGTCCCCAGAGCGAACGCATTATTACCAGCTCGGATTTACCGTTTCGGCGGGGGACGGCGTACCCGAATTTCATGTGTGTCCACAAGCCCTCATCATTCACTGCCATGATGTCCTCGATAAGCCGCACCTGCCATTCAATAGCCGCCCTGCCCGACCTGTTGTAAAGCTCCGCGCTCTCGCTGCCGAGGGAATCAGTGTAGGGCAGAATGCGGCTGACCGTCGGGATCTGTCTGCCGATACGTTTATTCATTCAGACGGTTCTCCAGTCGAAGGTCAACGGCAGCTCGCGGTTTGAGATGATGTCGTCAGCCCTTGAAAATTCGGGCAGAGCCATGAGCTTATCGGACTTCTGCCGATTGCAGGTCATGTGCGCCAGCTGCAAATTCGCAAGGTCTGACGGGTGTCCGCCCTTGCTGACGGGGATAATGTGGTCGATACAGGGCGAAAGCGGGTGCGGGAACCTGAAACCGAAGTCCACGGGCTGACCGCATATCCCGCAAATCTCCTGCGAGGCGTATATTTTTTTCTTGTTTGATTCAAACTGCGCCCGCTGGGTTCCGTTGTGGTCGGGGCGCAGGTTGGGTCTTGCTCTTGGCTGGGGCATATCGGTTCAGCTCCTTTCGGTTTCAGATTCTGTGTTTCACCCTGTCTTTGACTTCCGAACGCTTGGCGTTGTTGAACCGCCCGAGATCGCCGACGAGATAGCCTGTTATGCGGCGTATGCGCTGGAACGGCACATCGCACCGCTCCTTGAAGTTGTAAGTCAGATCGGCGAATTCACCGTCAAATTCGATATCCACCGTGCCGCACTCGTCAGGGTAAGCCCGATTCGCGTGCTCCCAATATGCCTGCAATTCATCGTGAGGCATTTCGGGGTGTTTGCCTATCGTTATCATGGGGTCAGCTCCTCACTTTTCAAGTACCACCGAAAATACTTCTTTGGCGTTGTACATAGCGACCCACGCTTCGCCCTTCTTGATGATGATAAAGCCGTCGCAAAGGTCGTAATCGTCCCAGTCGCCCTCGTCTATCGTTATCGAACCCGCGTTGATGAAGGATATTTTGATTCTCTTGTACATGACATTTGCTCCTTTCGGGTATAAGAAAACACCCTGCATAGTGCAAGGTGCTCTGTTAAATCACTATTGTTTGTTCAGTCGTAAACATTGCTTGTTCCAGAATTATGCTCTTTCATAAACTTAGCCATAGCCGTTGCTACTTCTTTTTTTGAGTAACCTTTTTCGGAGAAAAAAGCAAAATAATCTTTCATTGGAACAATTTTATGTTTCTTGGAGTTTTCTATGACCATTTTACTCAGTTCATCGTATAGTTTTTCCATTAATCAATCCCTCCAAATAATCAAACAGTTTAGTGTCTTTTTCTTTCAATTTATCTGGTTCATTGAAAAACGAATTAAACCCTACTGAAATGTATTCCCGTAATGGTTTTGGTTCTATTGGAATATCAGAAATGATTTCATCAGATTTGGCATATATCCTGCCTTGATAAAGGTCAACAAACTTTTCGTTTAATAAAACATAGACATATTCATCCGGTTTGTACGGATGCTCAATAGGTACAACATTGTCCCAATTATTAAGTTCAAGCCTATTGGAAAGAATGCTTAAAAAATCAGGATTTTCGTAAAGATTATACATTTCACCAAAAGCGTGTCCGAGTTCATGTACAATGCTTTTATCGCCTGTTTTGGGATTCAATCTGATCTCACGTTTTTCGGGGTTATAAGAACTCGGTTCATCATCTTTGCCAATATATATTCTTGTTATATAATTTCCAAGTTCATTTCTCAGATTCTCAGGAATAACAGAAACAGCTTTTACATAATCTGATTCCGTAAAATTACTTTTCCCGTCATACTGAAGAATATCATCGTATTGTCTTGAACTTATTATACCACTATCCGCCCCATTTGTCAACCGTTTCGGCATCTTCCCCGCCTGCAACTTTTCGGCTTCATCGTGCGAGAACCGCTTCGGGGGCGTGTATTCGACTTTCGGCTTTTCCTCGACCCACCTGCGCCCGCGCCTGCCGTTCACGCCGGACTGCCCGCGCAAGACTTGCCCGTCATAAACTATCGTGCAGTCGCAGTTGTCGTGGCGGCGAAACAAACCCTCGGGCTGTTCCTGCATGAGGTACCGCCCCGCAACGTTGCTGCACCAATCACAGCACCCGCCGCTCGTACTCCGCGTGACATAGCATTTCAACCCCGCACGGTCGCGGAAAGCCGCGTTTTCTCTGATGAAATCATCGTGAAAAGTAACCGTGATGTTCTCGGAAACACTGCGGGCGCGGCGCTTTATCGTCTCGTCGGTGACGGTCGGGTCAAGGAGCGAATGCGCGAATTTTGCGGCACGCTCCGCAGGAAAATCCGCTTTCTGCGGCGCAAGGTGCAAGCCCTGTTTATCGTCAAGAGCTGTCTGGACTTCCGCACAGCGGGCGTTTATGTCCTCATAGCGGTCATGCAAAAGCGCCTCCGCGAGTTCTTCTCTGTCCTCGGAAAGTTCGAGAACCGCTTCCGCAAGCTGACTGCCCGTGAGCCTGCCGCAGATCAGCGAATAGTCCATCGTGTCGGAAAAATTTGCTCTGCCCGCCGCTATTTTTTTCAGTATGGCAGCCGCCCGCCTGTCCGAACGTATCGCCTCGGAGAGCTGCGCTCTTATCTCCTGGGCGGTCACGGCGCATCACTCTCCAGCCCCGTCATTCTGCGGATATTGTTCTCACCCATGAAGTCGGGGTATGCCTCGTTGATCTTGTATATCGCGTCGCCTATCGCACCCATGGCCGCCGCGTCCGGCTCGAATATCGGCTGCCATGAGGGTTTGGTTTCTGCAAAAGCCCTGCGCTCGTAGGCGATATCATCACGCACACAAGCCGCCAAATACCCCGCGTTCAAAAAACCTACACCAAAGCTGCGCTGTGCTTTCCGCGCCGTGAGACGAAGCGTTTCATGACTTGCGCGTATCGCCTCGAAGCTCTGCGGGTTGCCTGTCGTAAATCCCAGGTCGTCAAGGGTCAGCCCCGTTTCGCCCGCAAACATGGAAGCGAGCATTTTCATGTGGTCGAGGTGCGGTGCCATGCTCTGCTGCTGGAACTGCCCGATCGTGGGCTTGTCCCCGTCCTCGTCCTTGGTGATCTTCAAAAAGCTCGAAAGCGTTGCCGCGTGATTGTCGAATTTTGCCTTTTGCGAAAGCCCCACAATGTACTTCTGCGGTATCGAGTAGAATTCCGCACCTACCTCTGTTCTCAGCAGCGTCCGCAGCGCGTTCTGCGTTATGTCCATGCAGAAGCGGCTTATGCGGCTGTGACCGAACGGGCGGCGTGCGTCGGGGCGGTAAATGACCGGCACAAGCAGCGGATAAGGTGCGCGGTGTTTCAGTTCGTCCACGGGGGTTTTGCCACCGTTCTCGAAATAAAGCGTGCGCCCCGGAAGATAATATGCTTCGAGAGCCGGTGCACAAATGCCGCCGCCATCACCGCGTTTCAGCACCGCATATCCCTCGGTCAGCAGACCCGTGTTCGGGTCGATGATACCCGTAGCACAGCCCCCGTCAATGCATTCAATGGTCGAATAACCGTCCGCGCCGCGATCTATGCCGAGAAAACAGCACGACGAAATAAGCGCCGACAGCGCCGCGCTGTCAAAGAGAACGTCCGCATTGTTCTGTGCGTAGATTTCGTTCAGCAGGAAATCATCGTGCTCAAACCTGTCGAACACTATGCGGTCAGAGATCGAATCCACCGCCTTCGCGCACCAGCCGAGGGTGTAGGTTATGCCCGCAAATTCGGGCGGTATGAGCGCGTTTATTTTACGCATTTCGTTTTTCATCTCGTAGTATCGGTAGCGCAGATCGACGCGCGTGCTTCTGCGTGCGAGCTTCTCCCGAAGAAAGTCTATGCCGTATCCCATTTTTCAGTCCTCCGCCCTTTCAGCGCAGAATTTTGAGCA